GGGTCAAAAGTATCATGAACTCTGGTATGAAGTGAAGCCCTATCTGGACGCTCTCCACCGTGCGCCCGAACTGGTGCGCGGCTTTCTGGAAAAGATTCTTGCCCCCAAGCAGGAGCGCACCATGAATGTGCAGCAGAAAAACCGCAAGCGTGGGCAGGATATGGAACTTTGATTTTCGGAGGATACCATTTGAACAAAAAGAAGAAGTCAAACAAATCCGGCTACCCGGATGAAGCAATCAAGACCCTTGCGCGTTGCTTTTATCCCTCCATGGTTGAGTTTTTCAACAGTGAGGAAGGCCAGCGTGAATATGAGGAATGGCTGAAAGAGCAGGAAGCACTACAAGCCTTGCCTGTTGCCGCATAAAAACAGCAGGACGCTCCCAGAAAAGGGAACGCCCTGCTTTACATAGATGTTTCTTACCGGGGTGTGTCCGCTTGGGCACACCTCTTATTTTTTTGCCCTTAATCTTCTAGCCCATGGCTCCCGGCTGCATTTTTCAAATATTCCTCCGGGTCACCGTTCAGAATCAAATCGGCATAGCTCAGCGGGTCATTGTAGATAAGGTAGTCCAATTCCGTCCTCTGCGCCATGGTCACGTCCAATTCATCCTCGACCCCGGTGCAGTCGATGGAAATTTTTCTTCCATCCCGGAGCAGCAGCTCCACGCAGTCAGTATCCATGTTGAACTTGCAGGCTCTTTCATCGTACTTCATAATCATACCCTCCAAATCTTGTTATTGGCTTACGCTCTACGACAAGGCATCGGAGGTTTGCGCCGTCCACGGGAGCCTTCATTGTTGTACCCGAAGAAAACGAAAAATCCGAACCCTTCTCCAATCGGAAACAGGTTCGGATTTTTCTTGTTTGGTGGAGGCGATGGGAGTCGAACAATAAAAAATGATTGAGTGGCGTCAAAAACATATCTGCAACGCGCCTAAACACTTGCTAAAAATGTAGTGGGGTTGGTTTGTAACCCATGTATTTTGCTACGTTTACAAAAAAGAGTGTTACCAAAACTGTTACCAGAGTCAGGCCTGTGCCTTTTTGAATGCCGCGGTGGTAGCGGCAGCAAGATCTTTCCTCTGACCGTCAAGCTCGTGCCTATACACTCCGGCAGTGTCCATGTTCTTGCTATGGCCCACGAGCATCTTCAGCTGGCTGTCAGTCAGGACGCTGGATTCAACACTGACAAAGGTGTGCCGCAGCTCGTAAAGTGAAACTTTCGGCTCAAGCCCATTTGCTTCCTGGTAGGATTCCCAGCGGCGATAGAGCGCGTGTTCTGACGGGATCTGAAACAGCGGGGTATTGTAGTTCAGAAGCATACCTTGAGCCTTCAGAAGCTGCACCTGTGCCTCGTATGCCTCGCGAGCTTCCTTGCCCATGTCAAAAGAGCGGATTGCGTTTTCGTTTTTTCCGGTCGTCTGTTCCCGGTGCACGTTGATGCTGCGCCGAAGGTTGACCGTGTTCCCTTTGATGTCTCCATACCATAAGCCAATCAGCTCTCCGGGGCGCAGGCCGGTCGCAACTGCAAAACGGTAGGCGTAGATATATTCATCAAATACCAGCTTTCCATAGTAGGTGCGGGTGTCTACGCTAAACAGAACCTTCAGGGCGGTGGGCTGAAGAATTGTGCGTTTCCCCATCCTGGCATTCTTCGGGATAGACAGGTCGGGGTAGAGTGTCGTGTACTTGTTCCTTCGGCACCACTTGACAAAGGCGGTTTCCGCAGCCCGGATCGTCATAAGCGTCTTTCGGCTCAACGGCTGGTTTGAGATGGGCTTGCGCTGGTTCTTTTTCTGTGAGCGCTTCCGGAACGAAACGTCAATGGCCTTTTGAAGATCGCCCTCGGTTAACTCGTCAATGCGGATATTCCCACAGGTCGGCAGGATATAGCAGTCCCCGTAACGCTGGCATTGTGTCACATAGGATGTCCCGCAAGTCAGCTTCAGTTCTTCTACCCACTGGGCATAGAGGGCAGCTACCTTCTTTTTTCCGTCTCTGATGCTATCGTCAAGCCAGGCATCGGCCTTTGCGTTGGCTTCCCGCTGGCCGGTGCGGCCAGGCGTGCTGCTGTAAAACCGTTTGCGGGTGCCGTTCTTCTGCACCGCGATGCACCAGCGCTTTTCCTTCTCGACCCAAAACGCTGTGTTCGTTCTCTTTTTCATCGTTCTGCTCCTTTCGGTTGAAATTGCAAAAGCATCAAATTTTTTGATATTTGTTGACGGCAACAACCGTTTGATGTAACATATGGTTGTGAGCAGTTGTTTTGTGAGCTTTGGCGAGGTCAACAAAACAAAAAATGGAACCATGGAGGTAACACGCAGATGCAGGATAAAACGGCTGTTCTCGGAAACACCCCGGGTGTTGAGGAGGACGAGCGATACATTGAAAAGGCGTACAGAACTCTCTCAGAGGATAACCGCAAAAAGCTGGAAGTATACGCTGCCGCGCTGCGAAGAACCCAGCTCTCACATGAAGGGACTGATTGAAACGGTTCCTTTATACATTGGCCCTTCGGCTTTGCCGAGGGGCCTTTTATTTTCCAGCCAGTTCAAATAATTCAGCGCTTGCTTCGCCAAGGGCTGTCTTTTGCCGGTCGCTCATATAAGAAAGGTAGGGTTCAAAAGCCTGATGATACTTTGCTGCCCAGTTTTCCTTTGCCTTTGATGTCTTGAGCGTCAGTATTTTGTTAGAATACTTTATCTGGGTTCGATGTATAAGTTCTTCTATTGCGCCATCCCTGAAGTCTAAATCTGTGTATTTGTTCAGCGAATCGGTGGTAGCAGCATTCACTCCGTATTTTTTACAATCTTCAAGCATCATAAGCCGACCAACGCAAAAATCGTATCTCATAAAGAACGTTGACGGTTCAGTGGTTGACGAGAGGATTCTGGCACAATCTTGAGCCTGTTTCAAAAGCTGAGGGGCTAATATCCTTGCATTCGCACGAGAGTTGACAAGATCCATTTGCCCCATCCACTCAGGATTTGGTGAGTATTTTGAACGTTCATCTTCTTCCGCTGCTTCAACAGCCATCTTGCCAATGACCTTTGTAGCCTTTTTCAACCATTTGAAAATTCCCATTGTAAACTCCCTATAAAAAAGAAAATGGAAAACAAAAAGCAGGGCTTGCGCTCAGCAAACCCCGCTCTTACAAGTGAATGATATTCTACGCCACATGGCACCCCGTCATTCCCGGAGGATAAACATAGAACGAGGATTAACTTTTGTTTTCTTTTTCAAACTGAGCTTTGAGCAGTTCGTACATATTGACCATTGGAAGCTCGATTTTTCCATGATTAAGAACCATAGAGGACATAACCTCCATTTTTGAACGGGCAATGCCATACACCGCTGCAGAGCCGTTGAACCACAATTTTGTTTCAAAATCTTCGTCAGGTACGCTCTTATCAATCATAAACTTGCCGTGTATAACCATGTGATACTTGCAGGAAGCTTCTGAGCCATCCTGCAATGAATAAACGCCGTCAAGAATGAGCCTGACATAAGCAGCCTTCTTAGAAGGATCATCAATTGGAACTTGCTCACTGATAGAAACGGAGAGCTGATGCGTTAATTCACACTGCGACACAGCATCAATGATATTATTATCAAAAGAGCATTCCGTAAGAAAGCTTCCAAGATACTGAATGTCAGCTTCAAACTGCTTTGCATCCATTGTGTGCACCTCCGGTTGGCTTTTTAGGTGTTTCAGGGAACCGAATCAACCTTGACGAAGAAAAGTCAGGCGTTTTAAAAGCTGTGTTGTTTGCAGCATCAGACTTCACATTTTCAGGTTCGGTGGACATGATTCTTTCATCGGGCTTCAAAGGGCACTGTACCGACAGCCCCAAAGCATCGGCAATGTCAATCAAAGTGTTGATGGTATAATTGCATTCTCCGCTCTCCCAGCGGGAAACAAGGCTCTGCTTTACCCCCATCTTTTCAGCAAGGTCTTTTTGTGTCCAGCCTTTCTCCATGCGGGTATCGTGAATCATCTGCTGGATTTGAATATTTATTGCGGCTTTTGCCATCTCAGCAGCGGACATGTTTTGGGTAATGGCTTTGATTAAATCAGATAAAGTTGCTCTGCAAGACATAATCAGTCCCCCTTTTTAAGTTCATTAAAGCGCTGCTTTGCAATAGGAGTATATTTGGGATAAGCGGTGTTTTGATGCCCTGCGCGCTCATGAAAAGCGGTTAGAAGGTAAACCATTTCATTCTGATAGACAAATAGAACACGTATGTTTGAACCCGGAAGTAAAAAGCGCATGGAACACAAAGGAGATTGTCCGACAAGATATTCCATGTTTGATTTTTTCTTGCGAATACAAACATCTCCATAATCCCGGAGTTTTGCAAGATTATCAGAGAGCCTTGACATGAACTGTTGCTCAATTCCGCCTCTTCTCAAAAGGAGAACAAGTTCTGGTATAAAAAGCTGGTGAATAGAAAGCATGCTGCCATATCTTTCAAAAAGATCTTCTAGCAGCATTTGAAACAATACGTCGTTCAGATTGACCACATCCTGTCTGCGGCTATACTATTATATCACTTATAAGTGATATTTACAACACTTTTATACATTTTTACACTATTATTATAGTAGGATGTCTGCGCTTTAAGGTTTCTTTTCTTCTTTTTCCTGCCCAAGCAGGAGCAGCTCTGCATATTCTCTCAGCTTCCGTATACTTTCGGCATTCAAGCCCTCCATCAGGCGGTCAACGTCTGACTGGGGGGCTTTTTCTTTTTGCTCAGGGGCAGCCGGGGCTGGTACAGGGGAAGGATCATCGGTTTCACCGTTGAGGTATGCTGCGCTGGTGTTCAACTCTGCAGCCCACACCTCAAGGATTTCGGGCCTCACCTTTTTGGTGCGCTTGAGGTTGCTGCCAGCTTTTGACGGCAGGCCAACAAGATCATAGAGGTGTGACTGCATCTTCCCCTGCTTCTTGCACAGGTCGTAAAACCTATCATACTGGAATGTTCCATAATCGTCACTTATCTGCATGTCACTGTCTGTTGCAGAAGGATCATCCGTCTTTCCAAGAAGGTAGTCAACAGACGTTCCAAGCGCTGTTGCAAGTGCAGGGAGGTACTTCACAGGGACATCTGCATCGCGGCTTGTTGCGTTTGCCAGATATCCTGAGCTTTTTCCGATAGCTTGGCTGAGGAATGAAATGGATACTCCATTCTTGTCGGCAAGATCGCGAATCCTCGAAATGTTCCCCATAAATAGCACCTCGCAATAAAAATTTAATGAAGAATAAAAAAATACGAAAAAATAATAGAAAACTATTTACAAAATAATTGTATAGTAGTATAATTGCAAATGTAAAGAGCAGATATCCTACATAAATAATACTACCATATCAGTAAAAAATCAACAAGCGAGGTACAAAACGATGAAAGACTTCAACCTGAAAATCTCCGAGATCAAGAAGGCAGAGCGGTTCGCAGCAAAGGAATCTG